GGCTCTATGATCCGCCTGTTCCCGCCCTCCGGCGACTTCATCTACTCCTACCACTCCCCGATCAAGGAGTGGCCCAAGTGGGCCTATTGGCACTGCAACACTGCCCTAGTCTCCCCCTGGACCGGCCACACCTGGGGCTTGATAGACCGCGGGCAAAAAGTCTACATCCCAGTCCTACGCGCCGCCCTTGGCGAGCTACCCTATCTCGACGAAGTCCCCGGCTCCCTCGCCTTCTACGAAGAAACCATCTCTGAACTCCCACGCGAACTCTTGGAACGAGAGCTGACTGTGATGTACGATTTTACAAGTACCACAGAATCGGTTAGTATCTGTTCCACATTATCGGAATCCGCCATGTCTCAGTCTTTAATGCAAAAGATAGTAGAAGCCAGGGTCAAAATCGCTGCGGGCGAGATGACTGACGAGGCTCTCCGCGACCTGCTCAAGGAGATGCGCCAGGACCGCGGGTCTGCTGCCATCGCTTCCGCCAAGTCCCGTGCCAAGAAAACCGAGGTCGATCCAGAAGACGCTCTCAAAGCTTTCCTCTCGTAATCCGGCCACCCTCTGGGGTGTCTCCGTTCCTGTCACAGGAGTCCCGAATGTCCGCTCTCTACCGCCCGCCCTTCCCTGCAGTCGTCGATAACACCATGCTCAATACTTTTCGCGGGTGCCCGCGAAAAGCCGAATTGTCTTACATAGAACACTGGAAGTACAAGGGCAAGAGCGTCCACTTACACGCGGGGGCTGCCTGGGCTCATGGCCTCGAAGCCATCCGCCAAGCATTCTTCGACAACGGGCAATCCCAGGATGACTCCATAGCCCTCGGAGTCCGTGCGCTCCTCGACTTCTACGGCTCGTTCGAGTGCCCGCCAGAATCAGCCAAGTCCGCCGAACGCCTTGTCGAGGCCCTGGACTACTACTTCGAAGCCTTCCCCCTTGAAACCGATGCCGCGAGGCCGATTAAGCTCCCCTCCGGCAAGCACGCCATCGAGTTCTCCTTCGCGGAGCCCCTCGACTTCCTCAATCCCGAGACGGGCGATCCTGTCATCTATTGCGGGCGCTCCGACTTCATCGCAGAACTCAACAATGGCCTCTATATCGCAGACGACAAAACCACTTCCGCCCTCGGCTCCTCTTGGTACAACCAGTGGGAAATGCGGGGCCAATTCACTGGTTATTGCTGGGCCGGCCACCGCATCGGATTTCAGGTGGATGGTGTATTGGTCAGGGGCATTGCCATCCTCAAGACAAAATTTAATCACGCTCAGCACATCACCTACAGACCCCAGTGGGAGATTGATCGCTGGTACGCGCAGACTTTAAGAGACCTCAAACGCCTCCAGGAAATGTGGGAGCTAGGCTCCTACGACTACAACCTGGGCGAAACCTGTGCCGAGTACGGCGGGTGCCAGTTTTCTCGAGTTTGCAAGTCCCCAGAGCCTATGGAATGGCTCCCGGCTTACTTCGAACGCAGGCGGTGGGACCCGCTTACGCGGACGGAAACCCTGTTGGAGGTGGAATGATCCGCCAAGCTATTGAACAACCTGTCAGCCCGCCAGATGAAGCCGGGTGGGAAGACTTCGACGGTACTGATAACCTCGACGACGACGCGGACCCAGATGAAGACAGTGACGAAGATTCCGATGACTAGAGAAGAAGACATGATCGCGGGCATCTGTATCGGGGTGCAGCTCGCCCACGAGAACGCAACCAACAAGGGCTTCTGGGAAGAGAACACCAACTACCCTGAGAAGCTCTGCCTGATCCACGCGGAGGTCTCCGAGCTGTTGGAAGCCTATCGCGCGAACACGCTCCGGGAGCCCTGCACCAAGCCCGTCCAGCTAACCAACGAGGAAGAAGAACTCGCTGACATAATCATCCGAGTCTTCGACCTTGCCGGCTATCGGGGAATCCACTTGGGCGCAGCCGTTGCAATCAAGATGTCCTACAACCTGACTCGCCCGCACAAGCACAACAAAACCTGTTAAAGGAGTTTCACATGGCTAAGGAGCTTAGTCCCTTACCTGGAATCAAAGTCCTACTTCTCGGAGACTCTGGCGTCGGCAAGACCTACGCCCTCCGAACCCTCGTAGACGCAGGCTTAACCCCCTTGTGCCTATTCACAGAAAACTCCTTCGACGTCCTTGGTGACGTGCCGAAGGAAAAGCTCCACTGGATGTACGTCCCGCCGATGCTGGAGAACCTTGAGTCCTTGAAAGAAATGGCTACCAGAATCGGTACCATGACTTTCGAGAACATCACCAAGGCTCACGACAACAAGCGGTTCACCGACTCCCCCTGGATGAAGATGCTCGGGGCGCTCACAGACTTCACCTGCGAACGCACAGGCCAAAAGTTCGGTAATATTGCCTCCTGGGGCACTGACAAGGCTTTCGTCATTGATTCAGGGTCAGGCCTGGGCATAGCTTCCCGCCAGAATGCGGTGGGCAACCGTCCAGCCCTCTCGCCCGCCGACTATGGCCTGATCCAGCGCCAGATCGAGTCCCTGATCAACCAGCTCTGCACCGCCTTCCGCTGTCATTTCGTCCTCAACTGCCACGCCGAGCGCGAAATCGATCCAGTCCAAGGCGGCATGAAAATCATGGCCTCGATGCCAGGGAAAGCTCTCGCCCCTGTCCTCCCGCGCTACTTCACAGACGTAATCCTGGCCAAACGCAACGGCGACAAGTTCCTTTGGGACACCGCTGATGCCCAAGCCGTCCTCAAGGCCCGCAACGCAGTCATCAAAGCGGACCTTCCACCCAGTTTCGTTGGTCTCGTCAACGCTTGGAAAAGCCGCGGCGGAATCATTGAAACGCAGTAGACGTATCTACTGTGCCTTTTCAACTCTTACCTAGGTAAACACACCATGTCCTTTAATCCAGAGCAGTTCATGAACTCAGTCCTCAACGACGCGAACAGCACGTCGATTCCGCTTTGCCCGCCAGGCGAATACGTCGGCAACATCACAGACGTAAACGTTGAATCTGGCACCATCTCGAAAGGTGACAAAGCTGGCCAGCCTTGGGTCAAGCTCAACGTCCAACTCGAGACTTCCGACGCTGCCGCTCTCGCGGGCACCCAGATGACCAAGCGCAAAGTTCGCGCCGGAATCATGCTGGATGTCAACGGCGAAGGCAACCTGGAAATGGGCGAGGGACGCAACATCACCCTCGGGCGTTTGCGTGAAGCTGTAGGCCTGAATCAGAAGGGCGCTCCGTTTGCTTTCTCCATGCTCCCCGGACGTTCGACTCGTTTCGTTGTCAGCCACCGTGTTGACCGCGACGACGCGGCGAAGTTCTACGAGGATGTGAAGGCTTTCCGCGCACTGTAATTCACCGGGCGAAAGCGGATGCCGAAACTTGGGCCGAGTGAGACTCTATGAGCTTCCAGTGGCAGGGTATTAGGTGCAGCGAGTAGCCCTTTTTCTTGGGGAAACAAATGGCTTATAATGATACATACAGAGGGCAACCGCAGGACCCACGGGGTGACGCGGCTGTTCGTTCTCTTGAAGTCCCAGAACAAATCGATCGACTGAAGTCTTCAGTCAAGAATCTCTACGCGATCACAGACCTCCTTAATCAGCGTCTTGAGCCCTTTCTTCGTTGTGAACCGCCGCTGCCTGAGAAGGAAACCATCGGACGAGGGGAGCCCGCCAGTCCCTTTGCCCGCCAACTCCATGACCTAAATCGTGAATTTCAGAACATCGCGAGCCGCATTGAGGGTGTCTTAAACCGATTGGAAGTGTAGTTGTGCCACGCATAGATCGCCCCGAGATGATGTGCCACGTTACCCCGTGTCATCGCATCGGGCGTTCTCCCACCCATCGCTCCGACGTTTTTAACCCGCCAAAAATCGATTCCCGATGCAACTCTACCCTCTCGCCACGATCAAAATCCCCGCGCACCGCCAGCGTCGAGACTTCGACCCTGACCGCCTTTCAGACCTTGCCTCGGACATCGAACGCAACGGGCTGCTCAACCCCATTACCATCAGGGAGGACGGCCAGGATCGAGTTCTTGTTGCTGGAGAACGCCGATTCAAGGCGATCCAGATGCTTGACGAGATGGGGACGAGCTTCAAGTGCAATAACATCACAGTCCCGGCGGGCTGGATTCCCGCCCTCACCCTAGGAGAACTAGATGAACTCTCCCGTGAAGAAGCCGAACTCTCCGAAAACACAGTCCGTGTCGACTTATCGTGGCAGGAGCGCGCTGAGGCAATGGCTCGACTCGCACGTCTCAAGGAAATACAGCGGCCCGAAGCTACACCTGGACAAATCGCAGAGTCCATACTTCCTGATCACGCCGCCCCAGGACAGCGCATACGCGAGGCGCTTCTTGTCACTCGCCATATTGCTGCGGGGGACGCTAACGTCGCTAAGGCGAAATCTCTCCACGACGCTCTCAAGATTATCAAGAAGAAAGACGACGCGGCCTACAACACGCAACTCGCGGCCATCATAGGCCTGGAAGCCACGAATGAGCGACACTCTGTATACCACGCCGATTGCCTTCAGTGGCTTCGGCAAACCTCCGATCGTTTTGACTGCATTGTCATCGATCCCCCTTACGGAATCGGAGCGGATAATTTTGGAGATGGGGCTGGCAAATACACTGCAATCGATCATGACTACAAGGACGGGCGGGAAGAAACCCAGACCCTCCTCACAAATCTCATGCCCCTTCTGTGGGAGGTGGCAAGACCTCAGTCTCACATCTACGTCTGGTGTGACATTGACCTCTTCCACTTCATCAGAGGGCGTCTCGAAGGAGCAGGATTCTGGACCCACCGCACTCCTTTAATCAACATTAAGCAGGAAGGGGGGCGGGTCCCCTGGCCTGAACACGGACCACGGAGAACTTATGAACTGGTATGCTATGCAGTTAAAGGTAAACGCCCAGTCACAGGAATATACGGAGATTCCTTTGCCAGTGCCTTTTCGAGCGGGGAATCCCACTCCGGCCACGGTGCAGCAAAGCCTGTATCAGCTTACTGTGAACTTCTCAAACGATCCTGCAAGCCGGGAGATCGCGTGCTCGACTGCTTTGCGGGCAGTGGAACAATTCTTGAGGCAGGTCATATGCTTGGACTCCGAGCCACTGCTGTCGAGCGGGAAGCTTCATATTACGGACTCTGCGTTCAACGACTCCAAGGACTTGGCAAATGATGCCGACGGGGCCTTGCCCGTCACCCCTGATGATAGTCGGGGAAGCGCCGGGAGTTGAAGAAGAGCGTATCGGTAAACCCTTCGTAGGAGCCTCGGGTCAAGAACTCGACCGGATGCTTCACGAGGCAGGGCTCCTCCGTTCCGAGGCCTTTGTCACGAACGTCTGTCGTGTGCGCCCTCCAGGCAACAACCTAGACTTTTTCTTCTCTCGCAAGAAGAAGCCTCCTCCAGGACAATGGGAGCAGTTTAATGGAGTCTGGGCAAAGCCGGAATTGATTCAAGGAGTAGCTCAGCTTCAACGGGAGGTCGCACTATGCAAGCCGAAGGTGATAGTCGCACTCGGGAATCTTTCCTTGTGGTCGTTGACAGGGAAATGGGGAGTGATGGACTGGAGAGGGTCTGGATTAAAATACGCGCTGAAT